CGCATATGCTAGAAAATATGTAATAGGTATTCCATCTTCTGGAACAATAAGCTATGGACCAGCTGATTCAAGATGCACAGTTGGTTGTGACACATCCAATACCCTAAACACAAATGCTGGACCAGCAACATCAGGCTATTCTGGTCCAGGTGCCACTAATGTATCAACAACACAGCCAGTAACTTCGATTAGTAACTCAGGACAAATTTCTACTGGTGTTGCTATTACTAATGATAGTAACGTGAACGCTGTAATTGCAACTCCAAAAATGGATGGACCAGCTGCATCTACTGGCAATAGTCCTGTCGCCTCATCAATGAATTCACCTGGACCAGCTGCATCAGGATCTTCAACCCAAACAGCAAATGCTGGACCCGCCACTAGACAAGAACAAAAATCACAGGATAAAAGAGATGATGCTCCGAAAGGCACTGGAGGCAATTCTCCGTCACAGAATACTAATACTGCTCAAGCGTCATCTGATAAACCAGCAGCACCAACTGCTCGACAAGCAATCCAAGAACGAAGAGAAGCTGCAGCAAAAGCAGAAGCAGTAGAAAAAGGTAAAGACCTTGCCAATCAAATGGGTAAAGCATCTGACTTAGAGGCACAGAAAGCCGTGCAGAATGTAGTAATTCAAGCAATGGGATTCACTCCTGGATTTGATGCTTATAGCAGACAGATGATTGTACAACAACAATTTTATAAACCATATCAAGTTTATGGAAATCAAAAAACTATTGACAACCGCAGTGCTTTAAGAATGTTTGGTGGCACTGATAAACTACACAATGAACTGGTGGAATCACAATACGGAACCTACGGAAAATAAAAGGAAATACCATGCCAGAAGAAATTAAAGATGTCAATGCAAAGATTGACGAAGCCGAAGCTGCTGTAAAAAAATATGCCAGCAAAGATACAGTAATTAGTATTGGTGGATATGAATTTACACCAGCTAAGTTAATGGTGGCATTTACATTAGTGTCGTCATTACTAGGTGGTCTCTATGGTACTTTTGAAGTATACAAAGACTACATGGGAATGAAGAAAAAGATTGCGGAATATGTTACACCAGACTTAACTGAACTCTATAAAAAGATGGAAGTACTGGATGCAAACACTAGCAAGATGACTGAGTACACTAACAACATTAAGAATGATTTAAAACAAGATGTTCGTAGAGTTGAGTCTGTTGTTGAAAACATGGAAAGATCTACAAAGTCAAGTCAGAGAGATACTGACCAGTCAATTAAAGAAATTAAGAAAGAATCTGACACTACATTAAAAGAAGTTCGTAGATATAGTGATCAGAGTGTGAAAGAAGTAACACAAGAGCTAATTAAAAACCAAAAAGAAACAACAGCGGAAATCCGTGCGTTGAGAAGTGAAGTTGATATGAAGATTAAAAAAGCATTGGACAATCCTCTATCACAATAAGGAATAGTATGTCAGAAAAAGTAGATTTAAATAAAAAAGTCGATGAGTTAGAAGATGCTGCTAAGAAGTATGCCAGCAAAGATACTGTAATCTCTATTGGTGGCTATGAGTTCACTCCAGCCAAACTAATGGTTGCAGCTACAATTGTATCATCTGTTCTTGGTGGTCTCTACGGAACATTCGAAGTCTATAAAGACTATCAGGGTATGAAGAAAAAGATTGCGGAATATGTTTCTCCTGATCTATCAGAGTTGAACAAGAAGATGGAAATTACTATGCAGAACTCTGAGAAGTCTGTGCAGTATACTCAAGATATTAAGAACGACTTAAAGCAAGATGTTCGTAGATTAGAGAAGGTAGTAGAACAGGTCGAGCGAGATGGTAAACAACTTAATCGTGAAGTCGATCAAGATATGCGTGCTATTCGTAAAGAAATAGACAGTAAGATTCAAAAAGCGTTAGATAACCCTCTGGCTAAATAAACTTGTTGACATTATAATTATAACAAAGGATCAACATGAGAGATAAACAATTATTCGGTGCTTTGGCTATTTTGTTGCTCATTCCAATTGGATTTTCGTTTTTTAGTCAAGAATCTTTTAGATATCCTTGTCAAGATCCAGCAAATTGGGAAAAGCCAATATGTCAGAAGCCACTATGCGATGTGACTAGAACATGCGTAGAACATGTATTCAAGGGACAACGAGATCCAAGACTTGGACCACCTCCAGAAGCCCAAAATATATTAGCCCAACAGCAACAACAACAATCTTTACCAGTGAAGGGATGTAAGTAATGGATAACTTTATGTACACAGAAGAGCAGTTAATGGCTCGTCTAAAATTTTTTATTGGTGTTTGTTTATCATTCACCTTAGTTGGAATCGTATTCGTGGTATTGTACTCATTAATTTTTGTGACACAACCACTAAATGCTATTTCTCCGATCGACCAGAAATTCTTTGAATTGATTGTACCAATTGCTACATTCTTGACTGGTACTCTATCTGGTATCATGTTGGCAGGTAGTGACAAAGATGCACAGAAAGCTGCACTACAAGCAGCTAACTCAGGATGGAACAAACCACCTGCACCTACACCATCGTCACCTAGTCCATCTCCAATGGGTGGAATGCCAAGACCAGCAATGCCGATGGGTATGGGTATGGGTATGACTCCAGCAGTATCACCACTTGCAAATGCAACTACAATGCCAGTGTATGAATCTGGTGATCCAACTTTCAGAAATAGCAGAAACGACTAATTATGAACTGGTTAAACAGTATGTTATCTGATGGTGTCAATAGAACTGTCAGCAGCAAACGAGTCATAACACTATTGGCATTTATATTGTGTGCTTATGGGTTCGTTGCTGACATCCATGGATATAAAGTGACACCTGCTCTATTCGAATCTATGATTTATCTTGTGATCGCAGGACTGGGTTTCACGGCATCGGAGAAGTTCGCTAAAAAGGAATAATTATGTATCAATATAAATGTAAGATTATTAAAGTTCTTGATGGTGATACAGTTGACATTGATTTAGACTTAGGTTTCAAAATCATTCTTGCTAATCAAAGAGTGCGTATGGCTGGAGTTGATACTCCAGAATCGAGAACTACTATTGCAGAAGAAAAGGTTCGTGGTCAACTCTCTAAAAAGAAATTAGCAGAGAAATTACCTGTCGGTTCTTGGCAAATTATTGAAACTCAAAAATCTGACAGTAACGATGATAAGTTTGGTAGAATCCTTGGTGTCTTTATTCTTGAAGATGGTACTCGTGTCAATGATTGGTTAATCCAAAACAACTACGCAGTGCCATACAAAGGTGAGAACAAAGAATTGACTCAAGCAGAGCATCAGGCTAATAAGAAAATATTAATCGAGCGTGGCGAATTGAAACCATAATGAAATACCGTACCATTTTTATAAGTGATGTTCACTTAGGTACTCGTGATTGTCAAGCCAACAAATTAAATAACTTTCTAAAACACAACACCTGCGAGACTCTATATCTCGTGGGTGATATAATTGATGCTTGGAAAATTCAACAAAACAAGTGGAAATGGAAACAGAGCCACACTAATGTTGTTCGCAGAATACTTGGACACGCTAAACGTGGCACACGAGTAATCTACGTAGCAGGTAATCATGATGAATTCTTAAGACCGATGATCCCCTACGGATTCTCTTTCGGTCTGATTGAAATACAAAATCAAACAGAACATGTCGGTGTAGATGGAAAAAGATATCTTATCACACATGGTGATTTATTTGATGGTATTACTCGCCTTGCTCCTTGGCTTGCATTTCTTGGTGATAAGTTGTATGATCTAGTTCTTGATTGGAACTCTCGTTTTAATTGGATTCGCCATAAACTTGGTTTTGGGTACTGGTCACTATCTAAATACTTAAAACATAAAGTTAAGAAAGCGTCTGACTTTATGTTTCAGTTTGAGAGAAACCTCGCTGCATATTGTAAGAAACGAGGTTACGATGGAGTTATCTGCGGACACATACATCACGCAGAGATAAAAGAAATTGATGGTGTTACATATATGAACGATGGCGACTGGGTTGAGTCTTGTACTGCCCTTGTTGAACATCACGATGGTCGTTGGGAAATAGTAACTTGGACGCAGGAGAGCGATAATGTGGCTAATGGTATTAATAGCAGTACACATGAACAATCCGAATGACATTCCAGGAAAAATAAATCTACAGTTTCAAACTCAACAACAGTGTGAGCAATCTCTACAAACAATGACTTATTGGTTAAAGTTTGAACAATTTAAGATTGAAGGTAAATGTCAAAAAATTTAGAAAATAAAATAACAATTGTTGTTCCTTGTAAAAACGAGGAAACCTATATTGCGCATTTGTTAATGCATTTGCGCCAGCAAGAAATAGGTAACACCAGAATTATTATCGCTGACTGCTCTACTGATAATACAAGAGAAGTCATTCAAACAACAAAAGGCGAACTGAATGTTGAAGTGATTGAAGGTGGTCCAGTTTCTATTGCTAAAAACAATGGAGCAAAACTCGTAACAACTCCATACATTCTATTCATTGATGCTGATGTCCGTTTCTTTAGTGACACAGTTATTCGTGATGCAGTTGATCAATTAGAAACTAATAACTTAGATCTTGTTGGATTGTATGCGAAGTGTTATGATGACGACTTCCGTGCACAAATTGGGTTTATGATATTTAACGGTATCAATAGAATTATGCAATATAAAGTTCCATTTGCCGTTGGTGCTTTTATGCTAACTCGCAGAGATAGATTTGAAGAGTATGGTGGATTTGCTGCAAAGTATGGAACCAGCGAAGATTTCTTTTTATCTAAACGATATGATGTTAAGAAATTCAAATTGGTGAATCACTATTTTGGACAGGATAGCAGAAGATTCCAGATAATGGGGTATTTCGGTATGGCATGGTATTTAATAAAGAACTTTTGGAACAGAAATAACGATGCATATTGGAACAGGGCAGACTATTCCAAGTACTGGAACCGATAACCCCACGATCTGTAGGGTTATTCCCTCCCCGAGACCCCTGTAGATACAGGGGTTTTTTATTTGCAGAAAGTGCTTGTCTTTAATTGCAATCTGGGGTATAATAGTTGTATGAAAAATGAAAATACAATTAAAAAGTTTGGTGCTCTTAGTGGTTGGCTTGGAATGGTACTGATTCATGGTGCTACTCTCCCAACGACTCTTGGAGTGATTTTAGGTTATTCAAACAATGTTCCACCAGTTAGTATGGTGATTCTTGTTTGGTCTGGTTTGATGTTGTTCTTGTTTAGAGCAATCGTGCAAAAAGATACGCTGTATATCGTATCAAATGCAGTCGGTTTCTTCTTCAACAGCATCTTGTTGGCTTTGATAGTTTTTAAATAAGGATTGATTATGAAATATCGTGTAATTGTAAATGGTGTATCTTTCTATACGACAGGTGCAGCTATTAAACGTGGAGTTGGCGATTCTGTTACTGTGAATACAGTTGTTCGTCAGTTGTTTGAAAGCATGTTTAACGCAGTGGGTATCGGTTCAACGATTCATGTTTATGACCATAAGATGAATCGTGTTTCTTATCATGTTCAAATTTCAAAGGTATAATTATGAGTAAAATGTCTGATTTACACGCTGATGTTATGGATGCCGTTGAGCAAGGTATGTCAATCAAATATCTGGTTGCAACTTTTGGTATCTCTTTTGATCTTGCTGAGCAGTTGATTGAACAGCGAGAAAATTTGGAAGTTGAAAAACAGTACGAGTTCTTGTCTTATGCCGATGAAGTGGCAAACGATGATGCTCAATATTATGGAGAACAATAATGATTAGAATGACTTATAAAGAAGCACAAGCACTGACTTCAATGTTTGACAAAAGCCATGGATCATTCTTTGATCGTGGTTCAGCTGACTCTTACTACCATCGTGCTCGTGACCCACATCGTGGTGGAGTTGGTGGTGGATCTGGTCCAAGAATAGAAGCAACTGAACCAGATGAATTAGAAGCATATCATGCTGGTTACGATTACAATGAGCAATACGGTGATAAGAAAGATTGGGGTTAAACCCAGTGGTCTTTGTGGAGGGATATCCGTGGCAGACCTTAAACAGCCAAAACAGCAGTCTAAATCTACAGGTCGTTGCGTCCTTTGACTGAGAGACTATAAAGAAAGAGTCATAAACTGATGCAGTCTATTTTTGCTGGTTACAGACTATAAAGAAAAACCAGCACTGATTTGAAGGAGATTGATTATGTTAGAATATTGTGATTATATGGCGAAAGTGATACATGACTCTTTGAAGAAAGATGCTCATGTGTATGGATCATTCGTTGATTCAGTGGGAAAAGTCCAATGGGATCTTGGTCCAAATGGTGAGTTCTTGTCTACAAAAAAAACCATGACAGTGGTTGACAGGAATGGTAAATGTTATCGTGTAACAATTGAAAGAGCTAAATGAATAAATTTGCAGTGAACAGAATGAAGACAGCACGACAGGAAGAGATTATGCTCATCTGTCAAGAAGAGTGTGCTGAAGTTGCGCAAGCAATAAGTAAAGTATTCCGATTCGGAGTTGATGGAGAACATCTTGGCTCAACGAATCGTGAACGACTCGAAGAAGAAATTGGTGATTTACTTTGCATGATTGAAATGATGACTGAAGAAGAAATTATTGATGCTGGTGCGGTTGCAAAAGCAGCACAAGCCAAACGAGCAAAGTTAGCCAAGTGGTCAAACATTAAGGAAATGGTATGATTCAGATTCATAACCTAACTGAGTATCAAGTGGAGATGCTAGACCATATGTGGTCTCTTGAAACACTAGAGGAATACGAGGAATGGTATAATCTATTGGATGAGGAAGACCAGACTCTTGCAGAAAGTTTGCAAGAAATGATTATTCTCGCAGAGATGGATAATCTGATGGACGACTGCAAAGATGCAAAGGAAGTATTAAAGAAATTTGCCTTGTAAGAGAAAGACATGTATAATAAGACAATGAAACCTAGAAATCCAATTGCAAAGGATTTACGCACTCCAAAATATCGTATGAGAAAAGTGGAGAGCAAGGTTCAGTACATTCGTCAACCCAAGCACAGGAAGGTAAATAATGAGTTTGAATAGAGTATACGAGTTCGGACGATCCGATGGTCTGTTGAAGACTGTAATTATCAAAGAGCATAATGTGGGAACATCTTATGCGACTGTAGAGTTTACAATCAAAAATAAACTAACCAACGAACACGGTAAAATTATAATTGACAACGGACATACATCATTCTTTGAACCACGAGAGTTTAAAGATTTTTTTGGTCCAATTATTAATGATTTGAAAGCGAGATTTGACGATGCAAACAGTATTCAAAACGGATAAAGAGTTTGACGAATTTAAAACATGGACACTCGGAGTTCTCCACGATGAAAACATCAAAGATCTGTGCGTTACTTTTACCAAAAAAGATGGTACACTTAGAGATATGCGATGCACTCTCTGTGAAGGACGAATTCCAACAGACAAGCAACCCAAAAGTGAAGGAACAAGTGCCAAGGATTCTGGATCCGCAGTTCGTGTCTTCGATACAGAAAAGCAAGAATGGAGATCCTTCCGATGGGACTCCGTAACTAAAGTGAGTTTTGAATTATGAAATATGTAATTATCATCGCTATTGTATTAGCACTTATTGCGCTAGTACCAATTGCAGTTATTTGGTCACTCAACACATTATTTCCTGTATTGGCAATTCCACTATCACTTGATACATGGATGGCTGCATTTATACTGGGTGGAGTGGTTGGTGGTAGCACAGGTTTATCATTTGGGAGCAAGAAATGAATTACGCATTAACACCTGAACAAAAGAAAGATTTACAAGGGGCTATTCAAGAGATTAGCAACTCAATGATTCGTACTGAAGCAGAACGAGATCTTATTCGAGAAATCGTTAAGGAACAATCTGATACATTGCAAATTCCGAAGAAAGTTATTTCCAAGATTGCAAAGACATATCATAAGCAGAATCTCGCACAGGAAGTTGCAGACCACGAGGACTTCGTGGAACTATACGAGAAAATCACTGCAAAATAGTGCTTGACATTAATTGCGAATTGCGGTATAATAGATATTATATTATGGAGGTTACAAACCTATGGCTGTGAATACTGCAAAGCGTCGTGCAAAGAACCAAGCAATTCTTGCATCACAAAAGAAATTCGAACCAACAATCGACCAGATTGATTTTACGACCAGTCTGAGTCGTGCGTTGGGTTACTACTCTACGCACACTGGTGCAAAAGAACAGAAGATGTTTACGATTGAGTTCTTCTCAAAGAAAGAACCCAAGATTGCTAAACAACTCAAGAAACTCCCCGACTACAAATTCACGACATTTGGATCGTTGTGTCGTCTCATGACAAATGAGCAGACAGACTTGAAACAATTGTCTTCATATAGCCCATTCTTCACAAACAAATTGAAAGACTTATTGGAAGATGCCAAGAAATATATCGAAGAAGTTGAAGTTGTAAAAGCACCAACAAATGTGATTAGCATTCAAGAACGCATGGAAGAAAAAGCCAGAGAACATGCTGGTGAATTCGAAGGTGCAATTGACGAGTGGATTGTTACACGAGGTAAGAGTAACTTCTCTGCCAAGAACTATCTGCTTGCCAATGAAGTTGGTGCACCCATTGCTAAACGAATCGGTGAATTGTTCGTTGGAACAGCACAAGAACTACGTGAAGCATTGGATGGTGATGATGAACAACTCACTGAGGGTTACTCATATCTTACACGAAGAGAACTGAAGAAGTTTGCTGAGTTTGTGGAAGAAATCATTGCTGACTGCCAACAACAAGTGCAGACTGCCAAAGCGAATCGTGCTCCACGTAAACGCAAGGCACAACCACCAAGCAAAGTGGTTGCCAAGATGAAGTACATGAAAGACTTTGCAGAGTTTAATCTTAAGTCAATCAAACCAGAAACGATTGTTGGATCGTCTGAAGTGTGGGTATACAATACGAAGTATCGTAAGGTAACTGTGTACAAAGCCATCAACGATGTGCTGACAGTTAAGGGTACTACAATTATCGGATTCGATGTGAAAGAATCCAAAACACTGATGCTACGCAAACCTGATGTATTCTTTAAGGGACTAACACTGGGTAAGCGTCCATTGAATAACGCAATGAAGACATTAACCACGAAGCCAACTGTGCCAAATGGTCGTGTCAATGAAGAATGTATTTTGCTGGGAGCATTTTAATATGATATTAGTTGATTATAGTCAGGTGGCACTTGCAGCCATCCTTACTTTCCAGCGTGAGTTGAAAGGTAGTGAAGCAGAGGTAAAGAATCTTATTCGTCATGTGACATTGTCCACTCTTAAATCATACAAGAAGAAGTATGGTAAAGATTACGGAGAGTTGGTCATCTGTTGTGATGGTCGTAAGTACTGGCGCAAGGAATTCTTCGAGTTCTACAAAGGTATGCGTAAGAGCAATCGAGACAAATCAGATCTCGATTGGAAGTTAATCTTTGATACGCTCTCAGAGATGCGTACTGATCTTGCCACGCACTTTCCATATCGAGTACTTCATGTGGATCGTGCAGAAGCAGATGACATCATCGCAGTTATGGCAAAGTATCTGCAAGAGAATCTTCTAGTCCAACAAGGATTGGTTGAAGAGCCACAGAATATATTGATTCTGTCCTCTGACAAAGACTTCAAGCAGTTGCAGTTGTACAACAATGTAAAGCAGTGGTCTCCAATGCAGAAGAAATATATTACTGCAACTCAGAAAGAAATCACTGAGCACAAGATTGAACATATCGTTAAGGGTGATACTGGTGATGGTGTACCAAATATCCTGAGTAAAGACACTGTGTTCATGGAAGGTGAACGACAGAAACCAATGAGTGCTAAACGACTTCAAGAGTTCTTTGAGAAAGGATTCGATGCATGTAAGAACGACGAGGAACGACGCAACTGGCATCGTAATGCAACTCTGGTTGACTTCCAATTTATTCCTACAGATGTTTCAGAAGAGATCATTAAAGCATACATAAATACACAACCGAGTGGTGATAAGATGACTATCATGAATTATTTGATTGAGCATCGTTGCCGTTTACTATTAGACGAACTAGAGGATTTTTAATGAAACAATATTTGACCGAGATTCTTAAAGAGATCAATGAAGATCCTAAGACAATTACAAAGCATAAAGATGAATTTCTACTGAAGGTATTGTTTGCGCATAACTTCTTACCATCTCATAAGATGCTTCTTCCAGAGGGAGAACCACCTTTCAAACCTGCTGACCAACCAGTTGGAATGTGTGACACAAACTTGTTTCTTGAAGCAAAGAAAATGTATGTGTTCATGCGTCAAGACTTAAAACCAATCAAGAGAGAATCTCTGTTCATTGGATTGTTGGAAGGTATCCATCCTACTGAAGCTGCAATTCTTATCGCAGTTAAAGACCAGAAGTTGCAGAAGATGTATCCAAAGATTACATGGAAACTTGCATCTGATGCTGGAATCATTCCTGCAACTGCGCAGTGGAAAGAACAACCTGCCAAGAAATAATGCTTGACATGCAACATTGATTGTAGTATAATTATATTATGAAACCGAGTTCTGAATTCTTTGCAATGCTGGGACAGTATGTATATCAATACATCGGATCAGATGGTGTGTCTTACTACACTGGAAAGGGTAATGGAGATCGTTGTTATTCGCATGTAGCAGATAAAGGATTCAATCCTGATGAGTGCTACATCGTTGCAAGGAATTTAGAGAAGTTTGAAGACAAGAAAGACTGGCAGTCATTTTTGTTAGAATCTTATTTGATTGTTACACAAAATCCAGATGGCAACAGTGTGTCTGGTCATTATAAGGAATGTTTTGTTATGTTACCATTGTCCTCTATGTTCTCTGATTTCAAGTCAGAGCAATACGACAACTTTGCTAATTTACCTGAATGGTACATCAATAACTATGATGTATTTCGTGGTAAACTTAGAGAAGTTAAAATCAATTCCACAACTACATTCATATTGAGTTCTGCTCGAAGTGCGATGTACTTCAGTTTTTATTGGGATGCAAACTCAGAAGAACCAATTCGTGTTACTATCGAAGTTGCTGATAACAATGAAGAAAAGAAAAGTAAAATTACTGACTGGTTACACCAGTTAGGTTACGATACTCATGCTGGTGATAATGAGAAAAAGATTTCAGTGTTCGCTGCGAATATTGATGATGTGATTAATGTATTTAAACAATTTATGATTTGAGGGGAACATACTATGCCTAATTGGTGTTATAACAGTGCAACATTGCACCACGATAATAAAGAAGTGATTGATGGATTTGAGCAAGAGTTGCTTAAAGAAGATCATCAACCATTTAACTATCTACGACCAAACCCTGCTGGTGAGTGGGATTATGGTTGGTCATGCGAAAACTGGGGTTGTAAGTGGGATGTTTCCATGATGGATTGGGAACGAGAAGATGACAATACAATTGTTATGCATTTTGATTCTCCTTGGTCTCCTCCAGTGGCACTTTATGAATTCTTAGAGACAGAGGGATGGTCTGTTCGTGCAATGTATCATGAACCTGGAATGGGATTTGCTGGTCGCTTCGAAGATGGTTTTAATGAAGATTTTGAGTTGGATTGGACAGATCGTGCTTCAATTGAAGACTTACCTGAAGACATTCTTGATTTCACCAATGCTCTTGAAGACTTGGAACGCTATGAAGAAGAGCAGTTAGAAGAAGAAATGCAAGAATTGGAACGAACAGAGTGGTTTGATGCATCAGTAAATCCTGCTCATGTTGGTCGTTATGAAGTTACTACAGTTGCATGGGACTTTCCTCAGTACTGTGAGTGGAATGGTAAGACATGGTCACGCTGGGAAGGTGATGATTTGGTAGTCACTAAATGGCGAGGACTTGCAGAAGAGTATTGGGATGCAGCTGCAGCATTAGATAAGATTATTGAGGATTCGAAAGCGTAAAGTGAAGAAGTTTGCTATATTATGGTTGTTGCTCTGTGCCAATGCTTACGCAGATGTTTCATTTGGAACTGGCGAATCAGAAGATTGTAATATAGCAAAAGCACTTGCTGTTAGTGATGCCATTGAACGCCACGCTGAGAAAGAGTTTGAAGTAAAGAAACAACATATTTGCAGAGAACGAAATGCAGAAGGCATTGAATGTGAATATGTTAAGAAAACTGAAATTGAATCTGCTGGTACTTTAAAGAAAGTATTAAGCGAGAAGGTAAAACAGAAGAGGGATGTTTGTGTTGTTGAAGTAAAAGTTCTGCTGGAACAAAGCAGACAACTGGCAGGTGACATTGAGAATGCCAGTAACTTTGCATACAATGGACAGAAATATCCATTTGATGTAATCACTAGAGAGCCAATGTATGTTTACTTGTTTAGTGTATACGATGACAAGATGCATATGATGTATCCTTATGATGGAATTAAGAGTAATCTTTTACATGGAAAGTTGACTTTACCGAATGGTATCTGGTGGCAAGCAGACATAATGTCTAATGCTCCTGAAAGTAAAGATACCCTGATGGCAGTCTTCAGCAAAGTTAAGATTACTTTTGGTAGTAGTATGACGAGAGATGAGATTTATCGACAAATTTCGTCAGTGCCTATTAATGCTAGGCGAGTGGTTTACCACAATTTTGTTATTAAACGGAGAACTTGAAATGAAATATATTATGATTTGTACAATGGCATCTATGGTAGCCTTATCTGGATGTTCAACCTTTAAGGCAGATCCCAACAAAACAGTTGAGATTCCAGCCAACAAACTCGATAACATTCCTCAGTGGTATCTTGCAAAAGATCCAGATGACACGAAGTTTATCGTGGTCACTGCAACTGATGTATCGAAAGATATGCAGTTTGCCATCGACAAAGCAACACTCAATGCTAAGACCCAACTTGCTGCACGACTAAAGTCAGATGTTGATTCTGTTACTCGTGAGTCCACACTTGAGAATGCTGGATCTGGTTCAGCTGTTGAACGAGAGATCGATCGTGTATCAAAGGTTCGTGTAAAGCAAGCCATTGGTATGTTTAAACGAGAAAACATCGCTGTGTATAAAGAGGGTGATGTGTATCGTGCATATGTGCAGTTTAAGATTGCAACAGAAGATGCCAAACGATTGACACAACCAGCTGGTACGAAACAAAGTCGTGAAGACAAGTTCAAAGAGTTGGAAGATGAACAACCAGCTACACGATCTATCTCAGCAGCACCACTTGATGTTGACAATGAAGAGTATAAACAACGGAGAGAAGCTGCACTAAAGAAACCTGGAGCAGTTATTAACCAATATACACTACGATGAAACAGAAGTGGATTGATGCATTCATGGACACTGCGGAGAGATTCGCCCAGTTGTCCAGTGCAGTTAGATTGCAGGTCGGTGCGGTTGTCGTAAAAGATAATCGTATCATCTCGATCGGATATAATGGAATGCCATCTGGTTGGACAAACGAATGTGAGAACATCGTGCAACATTCAGATGACACAATTACAACAGTAACAAAAGATGAGGTTATACATGCTGAAGCAAATGCAATTATCAAATTGGCTCGTGATGGTGAATCAGGCAATGGTTCCAGTTTATTCTGCACTCATGCTCCTTGCATTCATTGCGCTAAGTTGATCCATGGTGCAGGAATAGAACATGTTTACTATCGTGAATCATATCGAGATGAACTTGGTATTGATTTTCTTGAAAAATGTAAAATTAGAGTTGAAAAACATCCTAAATAGAATTATGATTAAAAACTTTACACTCTCAAATCCGAATC